TACGCACATAAGTGTACTCTTTGCTTGAATCTTTAAACTTGAGTGTAACAACTACCCAACCATGTTTCATTGCCTTTTCAATCTTGATAACTTCGAAATTTACACTTGTCATAATGTTTTTCCTTTAAACTGAAAACTTTGTGATTTGTTCGTAGGCTTTATGTACCTTACGATATTATAATACCACATAAATAGGAGTTTGTACACCCTTTTTTTCAAAAATATTTCAAAAACTTCAAGGGAGGTTTTGCCCTCCCAATCAGTTTAGATATTCTCAAGGTCATCGATTGTTTTGATTGCGTTTACGTCCTTCTTAATGAAGTTAGGCAGCAGATACTCACCTTTGAAAATGTTGCGCATCTCATCTGATGTTGCTGGTCTACCATAACCACTCACAAACGACTTGGTCACATGTGGATAAACCTCAATGAATCTGAGGAACAAACGACGAAGCATTGATGGATGAACCAGCGGGAATGCCAGCTTTGAAACATTCAGCTTTTCGTTTGCCGATTTGATTCTCACTTTCACAACGAACTGTTTTGAAGGATAACCGGCAGTCGTACCAAGCACAATGTTTAGATTGCATCTGTAACCCTGAGCTTCAAGCTTCTTGACAATCTGCATTGCCTTTATGCTCTCTTCGATTATTTGGTCTGCACTTACACCACCATTATAGTCGATTGATTTGTTTAGAGTAATGACTTTCTGTTTTACAGGTGTCATTTTCTTTGTGACCATATTGTTTGGTACACCTTGCAGATACAATGGAACGATTGCTTGATAACCTGCAACACCAAGAACGTTTTTAGGCTTCATTGTCGGCTCTGTTTTGCTCTCAATTACCTTAAGCTTCTGAACTAACTTGGTTGCCATATCTGACCAGCCATTCTTAAACAACTCAACTGCTTCACTAAAGTCTTTTGTTTTTGTGAAGTAGTAGCTACCTTCAACACTGGAATGTTTTGTCCAACAGAATGCATCGTTGAAAGGTGTATGAATCAGATACTCATAAAACTCATGTAAACTGTCATACTCAATAACTTCAGTTTTGTCTGTGATTTGATTTGCTCTCATCTTTGTTTCCTCCTCTAAGGATTTAAATTTTTCAATGTGTTATACTTTAACTATTATAATTATTATACCACAAAGTAATTAGGTTGTACACTGCTAAATTAAAAATAATTTAAGATTATTAGTATTAGTATTAGTATTAGTATTAGTATTAGTATATAGTATATAAGCTTAACCCGCGTATACGTGCACGGGAAAATAAGTTTAAAGCTTCGTCTGGACCTTCGTTTGCGGTGTTTACTATCAGAGAATGCGACGGAGTCAAAATCATAAGAGGTCAAAACTAGAGCTTTATTTTTTTAAAATTATCCGCTTCTTTTCTTCCCAGTTTGCTTTCTCTTCTAAGTAGTTTGGGCAAGTAGAGTGACAGCTTGGATGACGTTCTTTACAGCGGCAGCATGATTTAAAAGTAGCAGACACGATTACACCTCCAGCTTAAGTTTATCAGGGTCACCTATAAACCCAAACATAGCTATTCCTGCACTATCTGCGGCATCGTTATTATACATATACTTCTTTCCCTGGCGTATGAATGTGCCTTTAGTCTTTCTGCCCTCTATTGGGATTAAGATACTATCCTCCCATCCCTGCTTTAGTAGCCATCTGACTGTAGGCCATTTCTCTTCTGGAACTCCATACTTGTTTGGCATAGGTTTACTGGTCCCTACTACTTGAGCTTTCCAACAACGAGTATCAACACTATAGACCGGGACACAATACTCATGACATTTGTCTACTATGATGCTGTTTAAGGCACCAATGGACTTTATGTAATTGATATTGAGAAAACCTTGAGAACGAAGCCTGATTCTTTCTATGATACAAGCGACTTCTCTGGCTTTTGGACAAACTGCTTTAAGGAGACCATCAAGCGTATTTGCTAATGCCCTCCTCTTATCACTATTCGTTTTGTAGCTATCTAGCTGAAGACTTCGTACTTTTACAAGCTTCCTATCTGCTGCAATACTAATACCAGTATTGTTATAACTTTGATCTATGCCTACAACAACTTTCTGATATTTATAATGCTGCTTACATTGCTTATCCTCACAATCTAAACAATCCAGATAGACAGCTGTACCCAGTAAAGGGCAAGGTCTACCCATATCAATTCCTCCTTTTATTTTGATATTATTCCAGGGATTCCAGAATCATCCAGAATGAACTTTAATTATAAGGTATGGATTTATATATCTTTATTTATTTGAATCAATCTGGATGATTCTGGGGCCTTCTGGGAGTATATCTTAATTATTATGATTATATTTCTTCTTTATGTCCTCTTCAGACACAAGCTGCATGGTGAATCTGTCAGCAGCACGACGTTTACACTTATATGCCTGACCATTATTAAGCCATACCAAAATAGAAGTATGACCCCAAGGTCTGTAGTCAACTACCATAGCTGCATGTTCAGGACTCCAATTACAGAAGTCTTTGTAAATATCACCATAAGTAAGTTCTTTGTCGTTACTCATTATCGATACGAACCTTTCCTTTCCCTATATTCCAACAAGCTTCACGCATAAAACATTCTTTACAACGTTTACATGTAGGATTGTTTGCATCCTTTGGCCTACCAACCATCTTATGCTCTTCAAATACACGGTCATAATAGAACATGATAGATTCTGCTCTGCTAGCAAAAAGCTCAATCTTAGTTGGGTCATAGTCATACACCTCAACTTTGAAGTCTTGATTGTTTTTATCCTCAGAAAGCACAAAGCCTTTAGTATAGTCTTTGCCATTCCACTTGCCAGATTCTTTTGCTTTTTTGATACATAAATGCATGTACCACTGACATTGCTTCCAAGCTGATGGGTGCTTGGTCATCCTCTGAAACTGGAGTGTATTTACTGACTTAATTTCACCAATCATTCTTCCTTCAAAGAACTCAGGAATCAAGCAATCAATATCAGGTGTGTAGCTAAGCATATAATCATCACAATATCTTGTGTAGTCCATATCTTTTGCTTTACCATAACCAGCTCTAATCAGAAGTCTTTGCCACTTCTCATGGATTGCATTACCTTGCTCAAAGATACGCATAAGACCAACAGGAATTTGCTGATTTTGAAGCTGCTTATAAATTAAGCTAAGAACTTGAGCTCTTAAGCAGAACTCTTTTTCACCAACCAACATTGCTGATGCATGAAGACCAACACGCTCCTGAGATTCAAGCCCTCTTGTCATTACCTGCTTTACGAACTTTGTTTCCTCTTCAATATTCTTATCAAGGTAAAACATGGCATTAAAGATTTTCTCAAGCGCTGTAGCATCAGAACTCTGAATCTTTGTACGATTTCCTTGAGCTTCTTTTTTAATATTATCTATTAAACCCATTTCTGCACCTCTTTTGGCGGATTCTTTATGTGATGCAAGATATAAAAATATAAGATACCTTTTTCTTTTAGGCCTTCTAATACACATTCTTTAAACTCATTTACATCACATTTGAAATTCTTGGTTATTGTTTCATTGACCTCAATACTTGGGAACTTACTTAAATCCCTTAGGAATAATAAATTGAATAAATCATTCCCATTCTCATTCATACTATAATTATCATATAATATCGCTTTACATAACTTCTTAAGAAAACTTTTGATTGGCGTACCTCTATCCTTTTCATTATTCAATTTATCAAGTAGCATTTCTGGCGAAGGCCACTCATGCCATGTAATATTATTACCTGTTCCAAATGTATTCTTTCGGCTCTTACCATAATCATTAGCTATCCTTCCCATTATTTCACGAGCCTTATTGAATCCTAAATTTTGTGCCAACCTTGCATATACAAACATCTCAAACTCATTCTGATTTATTAAGTGGATTCCATTGCCCCTGTTTGATAAAGTTCTAAATTTCCTGTGAAATTGTTTTATATTCCTATTTACTTCGGAGTAATCAACTCTTAAATCAAAGTATTCAAACCAAATGTTAAAGAAGTCATCTTCACTACAACTCATAATAAGTCGTTCTTTTGTTTGTTCTACTTTAATTGCTTTGTCTTCGTGGATTATTATGTATTTGGAATCTGATAGCTTAATCCACCTTGGAGCAATATATGAATTATATATTTGGTCTAAATTGAAATAAGGCACTTCAATTACAAACAAATGTCACCCCTCCTGTTCACCACTCGTGCAACACCTGCATTCTTAAGCATCCTTGCACATATACCACAAGGAACAGGATTCTTATCTTCATGAAAGTCAAAAATTTCTTCATCCCACAATGCAGATTTTTCCTCGTTCAGCCCATACTCTTCACAAGCCAGATAAACTGTTGCACCAATCAATCGTTCACGGCTTGTAGCAATTAATGCGTTTTGTTCAGCATGAACACTATCACAATTTTCATAATTTGAATATCTCTCAGCATTTGCTCTTTTGCATGTACCTCTATCACAACAGTTTTCTTCACCTCTTGGGCTGCCGTTGTAACCGGTAGCAATGATGATGTCATCCTTTACAATAACACAACCATAATGACGTTTGAGACATGTGCTTCGTTTGGAAACTGCAAGGGCAATGCCAAGATAATATTCGTCTTTCGTTATTCTTGCCATAAGTTCCCCTCCTTGATTTCCTTTGCCTTTGTGAGATACCAATCGGCTTTCTTCATATCCTCTTCAAAGTTTCCTTTGTATGGGGCTCTGTTCTTATACTTCCAAGCATTGCAAATACAGAAGTGGTAAACAGCTTCAGGGCCAAAAGCAATCATCATTTCATCAATCGACTCAAACTTGTTCTGAGTGTAATGCGATGGATGATTGACGGGGTCATGGCTCAAATTTTGATGTTTTTCTTTTTCCATTTCTTCCGTATTTCTTTTACACTCAAGCTTAGCAGGGCAACCTAAGCATTCTGTATGTTTTCCATGCTCACAATTTTTGAAACATTTATATCTTTTACCAAGTGTGTTATTTCTGCATGACCTATAGTAACCACATCTATTGCATAGCTCGCTTGTCTCATCAAACGATCTTGTTTCATAGCATCTCTTTTTTACAATCATATCAATCCTCTTCTTCTAAGAACTCTTTCGGAATGCGTTTACCAAACTGCTGAGCTCTTTGCGCCATGATTTCTTTTCTGATTGATTTAACATCATCAAAGCTTACAAAGCCTCTATCAAAAAACAGTGGGATTTCGCATTCGCCCATCGGATTACTTACTTTTGACTTGACCACTTTACACTTCATAATCAAGCCAATCTTCTCTGCTCTAGCTGAATTGTATGGATTCTTATTCGGAATCTCAATCCAAGCTTTCCTTGCCACTTGAATACGTAATGAGCATGCATGCTTAAGTTTACGTCCTCCAGGCGTGTCTGTCTTTTCACCAAACAACATTGCATTCATCTTATCTCTTACCTGATTAATGAAGATTAGTGTTGTTCCTGTCACTTCAATAATTTCCTCAATTATAGGCAAATACTTATTTATCAGACGAGCTGTACCACCAATTCGCTGTTCTTCAATTGAATCTTTTTCAGCGGACTTAAGAACTTTTTCTGCATCTTCTTTTGGTATCATACTTGGCACACTATCAATACCAATGAGAGGGATTCCTGCTTTAGCAAATTTAATAGTTTTGTTAAAAGCATCTTCACCATACTTAGCACGATAAATCAACATTTGCTTTGGTCTGTTTCCAAAGACCTTTGCACGTTCTGCATCGAATGTACCCTCAATTGGAATGTCCAAACACAATTGATGAAGTCCACACAAATGATACAACAAGGTCGTTTTGCCGGAACCTTCCGGGCCGAATATCTCAATCACTCGCCCTTCAGGCATTCCACCACCAATGATTGCATCAAGGTCTTCAATTCCTGTGGACCAGCGATTTATCTTTAAATTAGCATACTTACTACCTATTGAATAAATTGTGCCTTGTCCTTCTTTTTTATTAATGTCATTACATAATTTGATTATCATTTCTTTATTTGTTTTAGCCAAGTTAATTCCTCCTTAGTTACTTGATATAATAGTCAACCTGTGACTATATAGCATTTTCACCTTATTAGATTATATCACAAATACAACAGCTTGTACACTTTATTGTTGTAATGCTTTTGCATATAGAACACTATTATATTTAGTTACTCGTTCAATATATTTCTTACGATTAAACTCAAGCGCTCCATTCTCTTTCAAAATCTGAATAACTCTTGACGTGACAGCCCTTGATTTGCATCTATCATAGAAGTCATCAAAGTTTATAAACACACCATGAGCTTTTCGTTCAGCTTCAATTGCAGCAGCAGCTTTTTCACCGATACCTTTGATTGAGCTTAAACCTTCCTGAATTACCACTTCACCTTCAACTTTGCGAAGTGTATAATCAGCCGAGTAGTTAACATGCGGCAAGAACAACACTGCATTATCACGAACAGCATTCTCTTTGAACTTAGCCCTCTTAGCTTCATCACTGTTGTACTTCATCTTTACATACCAGAACTCTGTAGGATAATAGATTTTGTAGTACATTTCCTCAACTGAGATTAAACTATATCCTGTCGCATGTCCTTTGTTGAATGCATAGTTGAAGAACTTATCAAAGATTTCGAGTGCCTGTTCTTTGGTCATACCATGTTTCTTTGCACCAGCCACAAACTTCTTTGCAAAGTTGTCATAGTTTTCTTCAAAGTTTCTAACTGCTGTTTCAATACCACCAGGCCGCATCTTCAAAATCTTATCAGCTTCAGGCCATTCCAATCCACCAATGTTAACTGCAATAGCTTGTACCTGCTCCTGATATAATACGCAACCATAAGTTTTCTCAAGATACTTTGAGTATGGCAAACTCGTATCAATATAAGCTTTATTAACCTTATTAGCTACATATACTTCAGGCATTTTTAAGCTTAGTGGCCCAGGCCTATTCATAGCAGATGCAGCAACCACATCTTCGAAACAATCACATTGTATTGCTCTTAACATTTCCTGAACTGATTTCTTTTCAAATTGGAATATGCCATCGCAATTACCTTCACCAAAAGCTTTCATGATTTGTTTATCATTTACCCAGTCTTCATCGAATTCATCATGACCTGTAAGTTGTCTAAGCTCACCAATACTTGACATTGTTGTCAGACCAAGAATATCGAACTTAATAACATTAATCTTTTCCATATCATTCAGGTCATAACTTGTAAAATGCTTACCAGTCTTTGAATCGATACGAACAGCTGTATAATCAAGAATATTTCCACCAGTAATAGCAACACCTGCAGCATGCGTTCCGATGTATCTGATTTTATTGTATAACTTACAGAAGTGTTTGATAATATTATCGTATTGAGCATTCCACATTTTAGCTTCTGTAGAATTAGCAACAGCTTCAAGGTCAAGCAAACCTTCAGTGATGTGCTTGTTGATGAAAGTTTTGATTTGCTTAATCTCTTCTTTATTTCCCTCCAAACCACAAACCTTTGCAAGGTCATTTATAAGATTATCAACACGATATAAACCATAAGAGCAAATCTGAGCTGCATTGTTTGGATAACGTCTTAATAGATACTCGATAACCTCAGCTCTACGAGATGTTTCAAAGTCAAGGTCAATATCAGGCATCTTTTTCTTATCAATTCGTAAGAATCGACTGAAGTCAAGGTCAAACAGAATCGGGTCAACATCGGTAATTCTCAAAGCATAGTTTACCAAGCAGTTGCAACCAGAACCACGACCAGGACCAACATAGATTCCTTGGTCTTTTGCCCAGTTAGTATAATCAGCAACCATAAGGAAGTAATCTTCAAAACCATGATACTTAATAACCTCAAGCTCTTCTTTGATTCGGTCTGCATACTTCTTATTCCATTTGCCTCGTTTCTTAAGTCCATCCTTGATTTTCTCTTTTAGCAAATCAAATGAATCTCTTTCAGGGTCAAACTGGGGAAGCTTAAATTCAAGTTCGTCAAGAATATTACCATCAACTTTGTCCTCGATTTCCTGTAGGTTTCTAATCATTTCCTTTGCCAGGGCTTTTGCTTTGGCATCACCAAAGTCACCTCTGTGCATTTTATAAAATCGTTGCATGATTTCCTTTTTAGTTGGCATATAACGTTCTTTATAAGTTGCCTCAATGTCGTCGAAGTCATGTTTAGCAATCTCATGCATTTTCATATATGTATCAAAATCTTCCTTGGCACCTCTATGCGAATCGGAAGTCAAGATGCACTTAATACCTAACTTCTTAGCCAGTTTGATTGACTCAACATTTGCCTTTTCCTGAAGTCCAGGATCTGTGATTGAGTATGGCTGAATCTCAATATAGAAGTCATCACCAAAAATATCGACCATCTTTCTAAGATACTTTTCAGCTTGCTTTAACTTTCCATTCTTAATACATTGAGCAAGATAACCAGCGACACAAGCACTTGTACAAATCAATCCTTTATGATATTCTTCAAGTAGCTCAAACGTCCAGATAGGATTATAGTACTTGATTTTCTCACCTTCATACTGAAGTGTATTCAGGTTTGTGTACCCTTGCTTTGTCTTAGCAAACAAACATAAGTGGTAACCTCGTGTTTGAGGCTTGTACTTCGGTAAGAAATATCCTTCGCACCCCATAATAGGCTTGATGCCTTCCTCTTTGCATGCGTAGAAATGTCTTACCAAACTATTTGTATTACCATGATTTGAAATACCTAAAGCTGTATGACCAAGTTTTTTAGCAAGAGCTGCCAATTCCTCAGGCTTTCCAAAACCATCGAATGTTGAACACTCATCATGGCGGTGCAAATCACATGACATTACTTAATCACCTGCCATTTCATTCTTTTATTGTAGTGTTTACTGTCTCTTTCCATTTGCAGCTCTCCTTTTCTTACATATCATCAATATTTGACGATTGGCTTGAGTAGGAGACAAACAAGCAATTGTTGCTCTTACATAACTTTCAGGAAATGCACCTCTGAGTTTTGAAGCAATCATACTCAAATTAGCATCAGTCTCTAAAAGCTTATTATATTCTCGTTCTTCAAGGCTCCAACCAATCTCTTTATTGATTTTGAACTCCTTGTTTATTATACCATAAATCTCAGAATTTGTAAACTCTTCTTTATGGTCAGTTGGCCACACTCTATCTTCATACATTCCTTCGTATGGAGGGGTAGGAGTCGTGAACAACAGCATTCCTTCTGGCACCAACCAACTTGCAATTCGTTCAAACATAGTAGCTGCAAAGTCTTTATCCAAGTGCTCAATCACTTCCATGAATACCACACAATCGTAAGCAAGCTTTGCATGCATTCTCGTATTGAACTCTTTTGATGTAATATCGAAAACGGTAATCGTCTTATCAGATTCGTATCGCTTATCACCATCAACTCTTGTAAACTTAATATCGTCACGCTTAAAGTTTTTCTTGACCACATTCTCTAAATCACTTGAACCAGCACCAAGCTCCAACACCCTAGAATCTACAGGCAGCTGGGCGATTTGCCCAGCCACCATAAGAATCCTGTTGAAGTT